CTCAGATGTTACAGATGCCACATTACTTGCAGGTTTAGCAAGTGGTCAGGTTACTGCGGTTTCATACCCACCAACAACGCTAAAAATTACAGTTCCGCCATATGAAAATCCAACATTTGGTACATACAAAATTGGTGATGATGCAAGAGTTATTATTAACGATAACCGCTTTCCATCAGGGCTTAACGCTATTTATCGCATTGTTGCTTTTAATGTTGCACCAGGAGAAGATGGTCCAGAGCGTGTAACATTAACCCTAACTACAGGAACAGGTGCTTAATTATGGGATATATCAATCAAACACCCAACCTAAAAGACATATTTACCGACCTTGATACACGGTTGCGTAAATTGGAAACTGCTGTGCGATTTACATTTCCTAATGTAACATCAGACCCTAGCAATCCGCGCAAAGGTGATGCTTGGTTGAATACAACAACCAACCAAGCCAAAATCGTTGATGCAAACGGAACTGTACGCATACTGACTTGGACATAAAATGACTATTGAACAATGGGTTGGATTACTTGTTGGCGTATCAACATTAGTTGGTGCGGTAGCAATGAGTATTCGGCATCTTGTTAAGTATTATCTTGCAGAATTGAAACCTAACGGTGGGAGCAGTATGAAAGACTCAATCACAAGATTAGAACAAAGAGTTGATGATTTATTCAAACTGATGGCGGAGAAATAAATGATAGATGTAGCGGCAATAGCAAAATCGCAAATAGGTTATACCGAAACAGGCAATAACGACACTATGTACGGCAAATGGTACGGTTTGAACAACCAACCGTGGTGTGCAATGTTTGTTTCTTGGTGTTATTCACAAGCGGAACAAGTACAAAAGATTGCCGCTAGTACAAAAAAGGGATTTGCTAGTTGTGATGCAGGGCTTAAATGGTTTGCAAAGAACAATAAATTAGTACCAACAGGGCAGGCAAAGTCTGGCGATATTGTATTTTTCCAATTTGATACAGATGCTCAACCAGACCACACGGGCATTGTTGTTAAAAATGACGGCAAAAAGTATCTTTGGTGTGTTGAAGGAAATACGGCTGGCGATAATAAAGGTTCGCAATCTAACGGTGATGGTGTGTATTTGAAAAAACGCGCATACTCACTTGTTATGGCTGTGGCACGCCCCTAACCATAGGAAGGAAGAAAGATAATGAGTTACAAAATGAAATCAATGCTTAAATCCTATTTGCGTGGTGTTATTACTGCTATTACACCTTTACTTGCCACCAGTATTACAGACTGGCGCGCATACGCAGTTGCAATTGTTTCTGGTGTTATTGCGCCAGCAATTCGTGCAATAGATAAAAATGACCCTGCTTTTGGTACAGTTGCGGATACTGTGGAAAATGCAATAATTGTTGCTGCTAGCAAGCAGAACAAGAAAAAAACTAAATAACGCTTTAACTAGGCGGTTGTATCGGGGAAGTTCAACCGCCTAGTTAGAGGTACTCATATGGATATTGAAGGCAGATTTCACTTAAAATACACAATCACAAACGAATGTTGGTTGTGGCACGCATCTAAATTGGAAAGCGGTTACGGTTTATTTACCGACGAATATGGAAAAACTATTACTGCGCATCGCTGGTCGTTTCAGCATTTTCACGGTGTTATTCCGCAAGGACTGGTAATTGACCACATATGCCGTAACCCTAGTTGTGTTAATCCAAAACACTTACAGGCAATAACTCAATCAGATAATATAAAGAGAAGTTTGATTGTTAAGGCAAGAAGCGCCAGAACCCATTGCAAACACGGACACGCATTTACGCCAGAAAATACACGGTATGTACGCGGACAAAGAGGGCGTAGATGCGCCACTTGCGCCAAGATAAGTAAGGGCTAATTTGCGTTTAACAATACGAATACCGTACTTTTGTGTGTATCATTTGCGTAACGAAAGGCGGAGAAATGAGTCTTGCAGATAAACTAGCAAGTGCGGCAAATAACAGAAAACCAGATACTTTTTGTCCATATCAGTTTATGTACGACAATTTAACACCAGAAAACAAAAAGGCATTAGATGATGCGTGGGCAAAAGGGTTATCTGCAAATATTATTTTAAGTGCGCTTAGGTCGGAAGGTATTAAAAGCAGTAATGAAGCAATAAGAGCGCATAGGAACGGCAGATGTAAATGTCCGAAAAAGTAAAGAAAATTCTTGAAGATAGACAAACAATACACGGTGATGCGCACGAAAACTTTACGCGTACTGGTCGTGGTTGGGGCGCAATACTAGGCATTGACGATATTCCAGCGTGGCAGGTTGCGCTAATGATGGACTTTTTCAAGTCTGTACGGTGCGTAGCAAATCCGTTATATGAAGATAACTGGTTAGATAAATCAGGTTACACACAACACGGTATGGAGATAGCGCGTGAGTCTTAAAGACCGATTTGAAGAGTTGCCAGAAGATATTGAATCAAGTGATATTACTGAATTGCGCAAAGCGTTAATACGCACGCAAAAACAACTCAAAGAAGCAAAGAACCGCACGGAAGAATTAGTTGAAGTAACAATACAAGCAACCAAAGATGCAACTCTTGCTATGGGTGCTATTAAACCTGTACAGATACCAGTAGCAGATAAACGCAAAAAATCTACGGAAGTTGCGCTATGGCATATGACTGACTGGCAAGGTAGTAAAAAAACTACTACATACAATTCAGAAGTAATGCGCAAACGCGTTATGGAGTTTGTAGATAAGGCACACAGAATTACAGAGATACAAAGAGCAGACCACCCTGTAAAAGATGTAGTTGTGCTATTTGGCGGCGATATGGTGGAAGGTTTATTTAACTATCCAGCGCAATTACACGAAGTTGATGCGACTTTATTTGAACAATATGTAACGGTATCAAGACTTATTACCGATGTTATTAGAAAAGCACTAACAATGTACGAAAATGTATTAGTGGTTGCAGAGTGGGGTAATCACGGGCGTATCGGTAACAAACGCGCAGATGTACCACGCAACGATAATATTGACCGTATGTGCTACGAATTAGCACGCCAGTTACTTGCAGATGAGAAGCGTTTAACTTGGCAGGACTGTCCCGATGATGTACAAAGAGTTGAAATAGGTAACTATCGCGCATTGTTAATACACGGTGATGAAGTCGGCAGAAACGGTTTTGCATCACCTACTGCCATTGTTCAACACGCAAATCGTTGGCGTAGCGGTGCGTATCCGTGGGAGTTCAGAGATGTATATGTGGGGCATTACCACACACACGCTTGTTGGCCAATGGCAAACGGATTAGGAAGTATTTACCAAACAGGTTCAACTGAGAGTGATAATCGGTATGCACGCGATTTATTAGCTGCTAGCGCTATTCCAAGCCAACGCCTGCATTTTATTGACCCAGTTAAAGGCAGAGTTACTGCGGAATACAAAATTTGGTTGGATTAGTTTCCGCTTCATCAACGGCATCGTCAATAGTGCGTGTATGTTCTTTAGCGCAATCTCCGCAAATTCGGCACATTAATCTTCATCATCATAATCATCACCATAATCTGAGGTGATTAGGCGCATATTTGCTATATCAACGCCGTTTTCTTTTACAGTTTGGCACGCCTCTTTGAATACATTTAAGGCACGGTTAGTTAAATCATCAACCATATCTGGGTATTCGGTTTCAGTTCCTAATTCAACAATTAAACCACCACAACGGATTGAGATTTGTGAGTAACTTGATTTACCAGTTTGTGCCATAGCCGAAGTGTATGCCCACTTGTGATTGAGTATGCAAGTGTTACAAATAATGTGTCGGGATTAAAAAACTGCCTACTTTTCCACAAGGCGTGTAAGGCTATTTGCGGACATTTGAATAGCAATTACATATAGATGTACCACTTGTACATATGCGTGTCTGTATGGGGTTGTAACGGCGTTAAAAACACCCTCTAAAACCCATCTCGGCGTGGTCTGATACACTTGTAGTCGTACGAATAACTAAATAGTGGTTTTAGAAATTTTGGAATCTTTACCCAGAAATGGCAGGGGATTAACGCCGAGGCACCCCAACTTAGTTCCGAAAAAGTAAATTACCCACACGCAAATTGACAAATAAATATACGGCAAAAAAAATTACCTAATACGCCCAGCAATAAATCCCTAGGGACTGTACACGGATTAGCGAAATTTGGCGCCGTAGATTTCACATAGGAGATACAAACGGATAGCAAATTCCGTTATTTAATTTGCACCGTTCAGAGTATCCAGTAACAAATTGCAAGTCCGTTACAAGCCAGCACAAACTGTTAGTCGCTGATAATCACACTAACAGTAATTAGGCACGGTAACGGTATTCTACAAGGTACGCAATTAGTAGATATAACACATTGCAAAAAGTTATGACACGCAAATAAGGGAACGCACGCAACAGGTAAGTCCTAGAAGGTGAAAGACAAAGGCACTCCCAGTAGTTGCTAACACATCAAATGGAAACTCTAATCAAACTACCAAATCCGATTTATCGGTACAAACTACGGTGAGGAGCCGCAGTTCATAGATTTGGCAAGTGATTAGAAACCGCAACCCATTTGAGTTAAGCGCACTCCAAATAAAGCGGAAGTCGGTATGGAGAATTTATCTCAGAGGTCGGTTTGGCACACCGATAGCGTTACACAATAACGCAAACATATAAATAACTAGGGACACACAAATTCCGAAACGGCGCTTGCACTAAAAGTAAGCGCCGTCTAACCGCTTAGGCAACGGTTACTGATGATGGTACGCCTATCACATAAAAAGGGAGATACAAAATGGACAAAAAAGTATATAAGGCTTTCTGCAACTGTGGTTGGAAAACCGCAGATAAGAAAACCGCAAAAGAAGCAAAAGATTTACTCGGTAAGCACAAACACAAAGTCCGAGTAATTGAATACACAGTTACAAAAAGCAAGTATATGACCACATATACAGGCAAAAAAATTGCATAAAAAGTAGGCAAAACTTTAATCCGTAAGTGCAAATTAACTACAAACAAAGGGAGAAACAAATGGCAATAACACTAGAAGAAATAGCAAAAGCAATACAAGAATATGACCCACGAACAGCAACAGATTTACCAACATTTGGTTCTGCAACTGTTCAACTTGGGGAAACTTGGAAAGTACTAAAAGCAGAAATCGTCTGGGGCGGATATATACAAATTGACCACCCAGACTTTATTTACACCATCAACTTCGGTGAAGCAGATGGCGGTTGGAGTTACAACGATGATGAAGGATATGGGTTCGGTGATTTTATCGGCGCAGAATACTTCAAATCAGCAAAAGAAATTGCAGATGTTTTCTTTGGTCAAGTACAAACCAATGAAAATCTAAGCAAGTCAAAAAAAGGACTTCAAGATACTTGGAGTACATTTCAAAAGGAACTACAAAACACAAATACCAATTGTGATTGCGTAGATTGTTCAGATAACAACTAACACAAACAACTAACAAAGGGAGAATAAAATGTCATTAGATTGGGATATCACAAACTGCAAGAATATGGAAGCACTACAAACAGAAGAAAACGGTGAGTGGGCAATTACAAACGCACTCATTTGGACAACAATGCATACGGATATGGGCAGTATTACAGAAAAAAATGCCGCCCTATTTTACGCACGGACAAAAGTGGTGGAGTTATTTACACCGCTTGTTTCTAAATATGATGAAGTAACGGATAAAAGAATAGATTATCCAATTTCATTTGAAGATATTACAAAGCGCATCGGTCTTTCAACCAATGTTTATACCGAACCGATTACTAAATGGTTCAAAAAGATGGAGCGATTTAATGAAAGAGAAAAATATCCAGTTACGGTAGAACAAATCAAAGCAACATATTACGGCGCGTTAGTAACTGTTGCACAACAAACAAAGGGAGATAATAATGGTTAATACACAGTTAGTTACACGGTCTGTCTTTATTGA